CCACCGCAGCCTGCTGGAGGCTTACAGCGCCCGCGAATACGCAGAGGCAATGGTGACGTACCACCAGAACCGCATCGAGCGCCTGCGCAACACGTTGGCACGGGAGGCAGCATGAGCAGGATTCCGAAAGGCTGCGACCAACAAGGCCGCTACTCCGAAGCCGCTGAAGCGGCAACCGAGGTCGGCATTGATGACGACGCCGTGGAGTCCTTGGGCAGGCTGGTGCTGCTCGGTCTAAGCGTTGTTGTGCTTGTCGGTGCGATTGCTTTCGTTGTGGGGGTGTTGGTATGACTGACCCGATTACCGTGCCTAGGGCTGTGGTGCAGCAGGCGCTGGAGGCGTGGGAGTACATCAACAAGTACGGCTTTGTCTTGGCCGATTACGAAGGCCCGATGGAGCAAGCCATCACCGCCCTCAAGGCCGCGCTGGAGCAGCCGGAGCAGAAGCCGGTGGCAGACCGCGCCGCGTTTGAGCGCCACGCCAAGAGCCTAGGTTACAGCGTGCACCCGGACACACGCGAGGGGCGCGAGGGCGGCTACTGGAGCAGCCACAAGCACTTCATGTGGGAAACGTGGCAGGCCGCGCTGGAGCAGCCAGAGCGGGCAACTGTCAAGGATTCCTTGACAACTGGAGGGCCGCCAAAGTTTGAAGCCGTGCCTTATCCAGAGGTTCAACCCTATCCTTTTGAGATGCCGCCGTTGACACCGGAGCAGTTGGCTCGCGTATCGGCCGGGATGCGGACTCTGAAGTTGACTATGGTGGAAGTGGAGCAGCCGGAGCAGGAGCCGGTGGCGTGGTCTGATGCCAGACTGCGGGGCATCGCCAGTGATTACTTTCAAGACGCAAAGGACTGGCCCGCCGCCATGCTGTGCTTGCGCCATCTGCTGATGGAGCAGGCGAAGTATCCGCCCGCATCAGCGCCGACTCAGCGCCGACTCAGCGCGGTGAATCGGGAACTGCTGGAGGCGTTGAAGGGAATGTTCGATCAACTTGACCTTGACGGCTGCATTATCCCAGCGGTCCTGAAAGCCCGCGCCGCCATCGCCAAAGCGGAGGGGGAGGTATGACCCACGAAGAAGTAATGGAGATGGCGTATGAAAGCGGAATGATTGCTGGATATGAAGGAGAGCCGGACCTGCTTGAACGCTTTGCTAAGTTGGTTGCCCGCCGTGCTCTGGACAGCAGTTACCCCGAGATGGTGACTATCGTCGCCGCGCAGGAGCGCGAAGCCTGCGCTAAGGTATGTGACGCCCGCTACATGGGCGACAACAACCGCGAAGATATGGAGGCGCGTAGATGCGCCGCCGCAATCAGAGCAAGGGGGCAGGTATGAGCATCGTCACCCAAGTGGCCGTGTTCTTTGCCACCAACCCTGACGAGGAGCTGACCAGCGAGGACATAGGTATCAAGTGGGGTGTCGACCCTAACAACGTCGGCAAGTCTCTGCGCTACGCCGAACACAAGGGCTGGGTGCAGTCGACCAAGAAGCCAAACCCCTCGAGGCCCAGCAAGCAGATCCTGTTTTACACCGCTGGCCCGCGCCTGCTCAAGGAGATTGGACGATGATCACGGCCAGCAACCTCTACAAGTTCTCACCGCCCAACTTCCCACGCTGCGCAGGCTCGGGCCGATCGGAGTGCGACACATGCAAGAAAAACGTCCGCAACAGCCCCGTGCATCCAAGCGCGACGCGCCAGATCTGGATCGGAAGATGGGAGCTGGAGACGCCTTGCGAGTCTCGCGTGCCGTTGCACACGCAGTCGTAAAGAGCCCCCACTTCCTCGCCCGCGCAATGGCCGCGGAGTTCGCCGACCCGCTCGAAAAGGCCAAGCTCCCGCTGACCAACCGCGACCGCCAGCGCAAGCACCGGACCAACAACAGCGAGCGGGTCTTCACGCTCGACGTGGGCAGCGACGGCTACGCTGACCTGGTCTACCTCATGCAAGCGTGGGGCTTTCCCAGCCGCAGGCGCACCATGATCGTGGCCCTGAGACACCTCGCCCAGGCCACCCGAAACGGGCTCGAGCGCATCGACTTGACGAACGCTTGACCGTGCTGTATGTCCGATGTATATTCCGCCCCGGGTAAGTGTCTCCAAATCCAGCCGGCCTTGAGCCGGCTTTTTGCTTTCTGAGCCCGGGTGAGCTGAACGCGGTGACCTCGTCTCCCACCGCAGGATGCCTCCCGGGTTCAACCCCTGATGCCGTGGACAAAGCTGAATACCAACGAATCGCCGATGAACGTGAGGCCACCAAGCACCATGTGCTGGCCATGGCCGAAGACATCTTCGAGCGCTACATGGCGGGTGAGTCCATGCGCCTGATCGCCGAGTCGATGCCGTTCAAGATCAGCGCCAACCGCCTGCGCGACATCCTGCTGAACAACCCCGACACCCGGGAAGCCTACGCCGACATCCACATCCACCGCTCGCACAGCCTCGTCGAGGCCGCGGTGGACTACGCCCGCGAGGCGGGGATGCTGGGCGATGCGGCCGGCCTGCGGGTGGCGATCGACGCCAACCTCAAGGTGGCGGCCAAGATCAACGCACGCGACTACGGCGACAAGTCCAGGGTGGAGCTGACCGGCAAGGACGGCGGGCCCGTCAAGATGGTGGCCCTGACCGACGAGCAGCTCATGGAGATCGCCGCCCAAGGCGTGGTGAAAGGGGCGGCAGGTGCTTGATCCATCGCAGGCTGCGGCTGAGCTGCTGGCGCGCAAGAGGGCGCGCGAGTCGTTCTCGCACTACTGCGCCTACCGCCTACCAGACGACATGCGCCTGGCCCAGCATCACGTCCTGCTGACAGAGGCGCTGGACAAGGTGGAGAAGGGCGAGATCGACCGGCTGCTCGTGATGATGCCGCCAGGCTCTGCCAAGTCCACCTACGGCTCGGTCTACTTCCCCGAGTACTTCGCAGGCCGCAACCCGCAGCTCAGCGTCATCGCCGCTTCGCACACCGCAGAACTGGCCGAGCGCTTCGGCCGCCGGGTGCGCAACGGCGTGGACGACGAGCAGTTCCGCGCCTTGTTCCCGCAGGTGGCGCTGGCCGCCGACAGCACGGCCGCTGGCCGCTGGGGCACGAACCAAGGCGGCGAGTACACCGCGGTGGGCGTGGGCGGATCCATCACCGGCCGACGCGGCGACCTGATCGTGGTCGACGACCCGGTGCGCAGCCGCGAGGACGCAGATTCCGAGCGCGTGCGCGAGAAGACCTGGGAATGGTGGACCAACGACCTGCTGACCCGCTTGAAGCCTCATGGCCGCGTGGTGGTCATCATGACCAGATGGCACGAGGATGACCTAGCCGGGCGCCTGCTCGAGCGTGAGCCGCAGCGGTGGACCGTCATCAAGCTGCCGATGATCGCTGGCGACAACGACCTGCTGGGACGCAAGTCAGGTGACCGCCTGTGGAAGGAGTGGTTCACCGACGAGATGGTGCGCCAAGCGCAGTCCGATCCACGCTCGTGGATCTCGCTGTACCAACAGGAGCCACGCCCGGTTGAGGGTGCGGAGTTCAAGCGCTCGTGGATCGTGCGCTACAACAACGCGCCCAAGAAGATGAACAGGGTCATCCTGGTCGACCCGGCGGGTGACCCGCAGACGGCCAAGGAAGGCACCAAGCGCAAGCGCAGCGACCGCACCGTGATGTGGGTCGTGGGCCTGGCGCACGACGGCAATGCGTTCCTGCTCGACGGCGTGATCGACCGGATGACGCTGACGCAGCGCGCCGATGCGCTGTTCGCCTTGCACAAGAAGCACAAGCCGATGCAGGTGCGCTACGAGCGCTACGGCATGCAGGCCGACATCCCGCACATCCAGGCTGAGATGGAGCGCCGGCAGTACCGATTCAAGATCACCGAGGTGGCTGGTGCGGTGGAGAAGAACGCCCGCATCCGCAGGCTCATCCCGTGGTTCGAAGGCGGCCGCATGTGGCTGCCTCAGCAGCTCAACTACACTGACGTGCAGGGCAACCCGCATGACTTGGTTCAGGAGCTGCTGGAGGTCGAGTACGCCACCTTCCCGGTGGGCCGATTCGACGATGGCATGGACTGCCTGGCCCGCATCGACGAGCCTTCGCTGACTTTGCCTTGGCCGGATGAAGAGGAAGAGTGGGAAGTGCCCAGGGGCGCTGAGGCTGCGTGGCAGGTCCTCGACGAAGTGACCGGCTACTAAAGGATCACCATGGACCCCAAAGACCTACCGACCGACGTTGCCTACATGGTTGGCGACGAGGTGCTGACCAAGGAAGAGTTCGACACCCGCCAGAAGGGTGAGATCGAGCGCCTGTACTCCGTCTTCGCCAAGATGCGCGACCAGTGGATTCAGGGGCGCGCCACCAACACCGACGTTGAGAAGCGCTGGCGCAAGAACGCGCAGCTCTACTTCGGCGAGCACACCAACAGCACCGGCGAGTTTGAGAACACCCTGCGCAACGGCCCGCCCGCACGCAAGGCGCAGGACGGCACCCGCTCGAGAGTGGTGATCAACATCGTGCGCCCAAAGGTCGATCAGGCCGTGGCGCGCATGTGCGAGATCCTGTTCCCTGTGGACGACCGCAACTGGGGCATCCGGCCCACGCCGATGCCTGAGCTGGCCGACATGATGGGCAGCAACGCCCAGACCGTCGACCCGGCTACCGGCCAGCCCACTGGCTTCACCGCCAACGAGGAGGCCAACGCGATCATGGAGGCTGCCAAGCAGGCGGCTGAGGCCATGGAGCGCTCCATCGACGACAGCCTGACCGAGTCCAAGTACAACGGCGAGAGCCGCAAGGGCATCGAGGACGCCGTTCGCTTGGGCACGATGGTGATATACGGCCCGTTCCCGGCCCGGCAGACCAGCAAGGTCTGGTTGCCTCAGGCTGACGGCACGCAGGTGCTGCAGGTCAACGAGTCGATCGTGCCGGCCAGCATGCGCCTGGATCCGTGGGATTGCTTCTTCGACCCAAGCTGCGGTAACGATCACCAGGCTGGCCGCGGGTTCTTCATGCGTCGCATGGCCACCCGCAAGCAACTGCGCCAGCTCGTGGGCCTGCCGGGCTACGACGAGGAGGCCATCCGCGAGGTGCTGCGCACTGCACCGCAGAAGCTGCGCGTGGCCGAGGGACGGGTCATCCGCGAGATGGTCAACGAGGACGCCTACGAGATGGAGATGCTCTCCAGTCGCACGGGCGACCCGTTGACCGACGTGAACTTCGGCGTGCTCGTGATCGTCAACGACAAGGTCGTCGGCGCCATGGAGTCGTGGGTCGCCGACCGCACGCTGCCGGTGGACGTGTACTGCTGGCGCAAGGCAGACGACAGCCCCTTCGGCTACGGCCTGCCAGACGAGCTCGAGCACCAGCAGCGGGTGGTCAACAGCGCCTGGCGCCAGGTGATGGACAACGGCCGCACCTCGCTGGGCGGCCAGATCGTCATCAAGAAGGGCATGATCATTCCGCAGAACGGAAGCTACGAGATCACGCCCAACAAGATCTGGCTGGCCAAGGACGAGCTCGACGACGTGCGCGCGGCCATGACCGTGTTCGAGTTCAACTCGCACCTGCAGGAGCTGCTGGCCATCGCCCAGGCCGCCATGCAGTTTGCGGACGTCGAGTCCAGCATGCCCCAGATCATGGGCGGCGAGCAGGGCAGTGCGCCCGAGACCGTCGGCGGCATGGTCATGCTGTACAACAACGCGAACGCCGTGCTGCGCCAGCGCGTGAAGCTGTACGACGACACCATCACCAGGCCTCACATCGGTCGGTACTACGACTGGAAGATGGCCAACGATCCCGATCCTGCCATCAAGGGCGACTACGAGATCGACGCCCGCGGGTCGACTGCGCTGATCGAGCGCGACATCCAGAACCAGGCCCTGCTGAACCTGGCCAACATCACCAACAACCCGCGCTACATCCCGCACCTGCGCGAGCGCGAGGAGCTCAAGGCGATCCTCAAGGCGTTCAAGGTCAACCCCGAGGAGCTGCTCAAGCCTGAGGACCAGGTCAAGCAGGAGATGGAAGCGCAGGCTCAGCAAGGTGCGCCGCAGGATCCGCGCATTGCGGCCGCTCAGATCAAGGCCGAGGTCGACATGGCCAAGATCGCGGACAACAAGGAGGTCCGCGCCCAACAGGGCCAGCAGATCGAGTACAACCGTCAGCGCGAACAGGCAGAGTACGAGATCGCGATGACAGAGGCCGGCATTGAGCGCGATCTGTCCCTGACCAAGCTCGGCCAGGACGCACAGCTCACCCGAGAGCAGATCGCCGCGAAGGAGCGCCTCGAGGCACTGAAGATCGATTCGCAGCGTCAGATCTTCAACGCCGAGGCGGCGCTGCGAGTCAACACGGGCGCCGGCATCTGAGGTATCACAATGGCAATACTGGACATCACCGAGTACCAGGAGCTGACGGCATCAGGCCGTGGGCACATGGTGCCCGCTGGCCAGGAGCCTGCCCTGCTGAATCAGCAGGTCGCCATCGGCGCCTCGTCGGTCCAGTCTTCCGCTC